ACAGGCAATCGGAGTCGACGCCAAAGAAATAAAGTTGGCGGGTAACGATGCCGGTGAGATAGTCGCTCGCGAAGCCCGAGGCCTTGCTCCAGTTCGGACAGGGTCACTACGATCCACAATTAGAGTTTCAAAAGCCCTAAACAAAGTAAGCGTCTCTGCCGGTAACAACGGCCGAGTGCCTTACGCAAACCCGATTCACTGGGGCTGGTTCAAGCGCAACATCAAACCACAGCCATTCTTTGTAAAAGCCCTGGGCATTACGAGGGATGAGGTCTACCAGACTTATTACCGCAACGTCAATAAACTGATAGAAACCAACAGCACGAAAGGCACAGATGAGTAACACAGAACGCACAATCCTTGACGTCCTAACCATGGACGAGATTGAGCAGCTCGAAAGACTGACCGGATCATCGGTCAACGTATTGTTTGGCAAAGGCGAGTTCCCTGGGCGCGCCCTAAAGTTCTTGGTGTGGCTATTGCAGCAACGCACCGACAAGAATGCCAAAATTGAAGATGTCGGCAAGATGACTTTCACCGAAGCAACTAACTGGGTGACGGAGTATCTTGCAGACCCAAAAGCGCAAGCGTAAAAGAGTCTCTTGACCGTTTGGCAAGTTTCTGTCTAGCCACAGGAATGAGCCCAGGTGATTACAGACAACTTACGCTAGCGGAATATAGGGCTTTCATCGAAGCCCTCGAGGAAAGGTCTGGCAGATGAGTTTAGTGCTCAACGTCGAAATCCTTGGCGAGTTCAAGAAACTAACCCAGGCCACCAAAGGCGCAGGCGGCGATCTAACCAGCATGGGCAAACAAGCCCAGACAGTTAGCAAGACCATTGGTAAAGCCTTTGCAGCTATCGGTATCGGTCTATCGTTCAAAGTCATAGCCAACGAGTTGCAAGAGGCAACCAAGGCCGCTATCGAAGACCGCAAGAGCCAGGAGTTGCTCGCGCTCGCCATGATAAACACTGGCAAGGCAACCGATGCCAACGTCGCGGCGGCTGAGAAGTCAATCGCCAAGATGCAGATTCAGGCTGGTATCGCAGACGACAGACTCAGACCCGCCTATCAGAAACTCTTTATTGCCACCGGCGACGTCACCAAGTCCAACCAGCTAATGCAGATCGCGCTCGACGCATCAGCTGCGACTGGCAAAGACCTAGACACTGTTACGCAGGCCATGGCAAAGAGCCTGGCAGGTCAAGACACCGCGCTAACAAAACTTATCCCAAGTCTTCGAGGGTCAAAGACTCCAATCGAGGACATGGCCGCCGCGTTCAAGGGCGCATCCACAGAAGCAGCGAACCTTGACCCATACCAGCGGATGCAGATTATCTTTGGTGAGATCCAGGAGAAACTTGGCACCGCGCTCTTGCCTATCCTTGACGACTTCGCAGCCTGGATGATGTCACCACCTGGGCAAAAGCAACTTCAAGAAATCGCAGACGCAGCGCACCAATTACTCACAGAGTTGGCTGGCGTCGCTAAGTGGGCTATAGCTAACAAGAATTGGCTTCTGCCTTTGCTTGGAAGTGTCGCAATATTTAAGGGAACCATTGACGGTATCAACGCAGTCAAAACCTCTATTGACGGTGTGACAGCTGCTATTGGTCTTATGAAAACAGCGACAGCAGGTAGCATCCTGGCTTCCTTTGGACTTGTCGGGGTAGCTGCGGCAGGTTCCGCAGCTGGTGGTTATTTTGAAGCCAAGGCATTATCAGAACGCATCGATATTTACTCAGGTGGTAAACGTGGCGACGCAGCATTCGACGGCTTTAGAGAAGCGTTCGGTGTGCCTAGAGTTGGCACCGTGCCAAAGCCGGGAATGCCTGCAGCCGGTGCTCGAGGCAACGTGAACATCACAATCAACACGCCTAAAGTCAACGCGCAGGACATCGTCAACACCGTAAACAACGCAACCCGAAACGGCTTCACCGGCACTCTTAGAGCACTCAAGGAATAGCCATGGCTGTAATCAACAACTTCGACATCGCCACAGACCTCAAAGTCGAAATGCTACTAGCCGAGGCTGCGCGCAACGTCTTCGTGCTAGGCATCAGCCCACTAGGCGGAACCAACGTTCTAGGCGATGACGCTTCAGGCAACGTGACCTGGCAAGACCTGGCATGTGAAGTCAACGCAGTCAACACCTCAATCGGTGGTTCAATTGCATCCAACGTATTCTTTCAGGCCGACTCAGGCAAGGCACAAATCAGGATGCAGTCCTGGACATTCGATCCAAACAACTACCCATTCATCCGCCCAGGTGTCGAGGTGCGCGTCAAAGCCAAGCGCGACGCCTACGAGTTTATCCTTTGGCACGGAACGCTCGACGACATCAGCGTTACTTACGCGCCAGACCAGCAGAACCAAATTACGGTCAACGCAACAGACTTCTGGGCACTCCTAGTCAACAGACGTTTCGACTTTGAACCAGTGGCTGCAATTTTGCCCAGCGACGCGATCCAGTTGGCAATCGACGAAGTCGCCGCAACAGGCTTTGTTATTCCTTATGACAGTTTCAGCATCAACCCCGAATGGTATATGACTGGCACTCCGCAGCTCAACACCACCTTTGGCGCGGTGGCCGCCAACTGTTTGACCACAGGCCTTGGCTTCATCGCAATCAACCCGAGCACCGGCTACCTAGAGTATCGACCTCGAGCAACCACCGGTGGCTACGTCTACACAATCGGCAACAACCACGGCGATGCCAACCACTTGTGCATGGCAGACCTGGACTCAGCGATGCAATCCGAGCAGGTGTTCAACAGCACCCTGGTCACCCAGAAATACGAATACCTAGGCGACCCAATCTTCACGCAGCTCTACACCGACCAGGACTCAATCGACCTATTCGGTCAACGCTCAGAAGACTTCACCGTCGACCTCGCGACAACAGCTGACGCAGATGCTTGGGCTGCGACCGTATTCGCGCCTAAACCAATCACAGTAGTGACCAGCGTGACCACACCGGCAATCGACCGCCTGCGCGATCTAACAGAAGCAATCGAGTTCATGCCAGGCGACACCGTTAGAGTGCTTTACAGTAATGACGACATAGACATCGACACCGTTTACACCGTAACCAGGGTGCGCCACATCATAGACGTAAACAACTGGTTCACTACACTAGAAGTATGGAAAGAGTTCTAAATGGCCGGATGGTTTGACTTTGTAAATGGGCAGACGCTCCCAGCGTCAAGAGTCCAGGACTACCTCATGGATCAGACCGTAATGGTCTTTGCCGACTCATCAGCTCGAACCTCGGCCTTGTCATCACCTACAGCTGGAATGGTCACTTACCTAATCGACTCTGGCGACCTATGGTTCTACACCGGCTCAACCTGGAGCCTAGTTTCACCCCCAGTTGTTATCCCAGATTCACTCAGCCCAATTCTCTTGATCGGAGCATAAACATGGCAATAAACTACAAGATTTTAGGACAGGCGCACCCCGCTGGCACAGGCGAAATTGACCTTTACACATGCCCGACAGCGACTCAGGCAATTGTCTCTACTTTGACAATCACGAACATCACGGCCTCGCCAGTGAACGCTCGAGTCTGGGCGAGAATAAATGGCGCGGCAACAGCACACGTCAATGCCATTCTCTTCGATGTGCCACTCGCGGGAAACAGCGTCGCTGCATTCACTCTCGGTTTGACCGTAGACGCAGCAGACATCATTTCAGTCCGTTCGTCGACAGGCAACACTCTTACATTCCAATTGTTCGGAAGCGAGATTAGCTAATGGCTGTAACAGTATTCCCAATACCTACACCTCCAGCATCGACGGCTAAAAGCCCAACAACCGTAATCATTAACTCCACTCAGTCATGGAGCGCACCTGCAGGTGTGAACCAAATTGAGTTATTTCTTGTTGGCGGTGGCGGCGGTGGTGGCGGTGCCGACACTGGGAACCACAAGGGCGGAGCCGGTGGCGGCGGTGGTGTTCTAAGCCAAACAATCACAGTGACTCCAGGCACAAGCTACACCGTGACAATTGGTGCAGGTGGTGCAGCCGCTGGCGCATCATCTAATACTCCTGGTTCGACTGGATTATCTAGCACATTTGGCAGCCTAGTTACCTCG